CTCTTTCAAAAAATATTATAAGTATAATTTTAAAGTATCCAATTAAGAAATTCCACAAAGGTTCCTAATAAGAAAAATAATTTTAAAACATATTGACAAGTTCCTTTTAGGAAACTATAATTAAAGTATCCTAAGAAGAACATAGGAGGTGAGAAAATGTATAACAATTTAAAAAGTATAAGAAAAAGTAAAAATATATCAGTTCAAAATTTAAAAAAAGTATTAGGATTAGCAACAAATGCAGCATATTATAAGAAAGAAAATGGGAAAGTTAAATTCACATTAGAAGAAGCAAAAAAAATAGCAGATTATATAGGATTAACTATTGAAGAAATTTTTTTTAACAGTTAATGTTCCTAATAAGAACAATTATAAACTTTAAGAGAGGTGAAATACAGTATGCAAGAGTACAGAAATATTTATCAAATAGCAAGAGAAACTTCCGGTTTAACACAGGAAAGAGCAGCAGAGCTATTCAACATAAGTGTGGAAAGTTTAAGAAGCTATGAAACAGATAGAAGAATACCACAAGATAGTACAGTGCTAAAAATGATAGAAGTTTACGGAACACCATTTTTAGCAATGCAACATTTAAGGAAAAGTGCATTAGGAGAAAAATATATTCCAGAAGTAGAGCAAAAAGATTTAGCAATAGCAGTCCTAAATTTTTTGAATGAATGCTCTGATTTAGAAAATATTAAGAATTTAATGATTAAAATATCTGCTGATAATAAGATAGATGAATCTGAGAAAGAAGATTGGAATCATGTGTTGGAAGAAGTAAATGGGATAATTTCTGCTGGAATAACATTAAGGTTTGTAAAGTAATAACATATATTGCTTTACAGGATATATTAATACAAAGGAGGTTGGAGCAGTGAAAGTTAGGAATGTAATTGTAAATTATCCAACCAAAGAAAATTATGAAGCTGTTGAAAAAATTTATATATCTAAGCTTGTAGATATATTATTAAGAAAATTAAAGACAAAGGAAGAAATAGAAGCATTCTGTGAAGCTTTTAGCAGGGAGGATATTTCTTTTTAAAGGAGGTGAGATAATGGCAAAGTTTAGAATTTGTTTAAAAGAAATAAAAGTTTATGAACATACATTTGAAGTGGAAAGTGACCTTGACATTGATGAGGTTGAAGATATTGCAAGTAACATAGAAAAAGATTCTATTGATTATAAAGAATTTGATAACAAAATCTTTAAGAATGCATCTGTAGATGTGACTTGGTGGGAAGAAGATACAAAAGGTGAAACAGATGAATTAATAACAGAAGTAAAGGAGATGTAACAATGGATAAAACAGATAAAGAGCTGTTAGAAGAATACTTTTATTTAGCATGCAAATTTAATGATGGTTTAGATGATTTAAAATTAGATAAGCTTTTTGCAATAGAAGAAGAAATATTAAGGAGAATGAAGAGAAATGAGTAAAATGAGTTCAAAATTTTGGAATTACATCTTTGAAGGGAACTGGATTAATAGTAGAGATTTTACAACTGATAAATTAGTTTGTCATATGTCAGATAGAGATGATATTAATGCAGTATTTGATATATGTAAGACAATGGCAAATAGATTATGTGGAGCTTCTGCTTGTGTAGCTTGGGAATATAAGAAACTACCATTTGAACATGAAGCTTTAAAGTGGATAGCTTTTGGATGGGGGGACCCAAAGGTAACAAGTCGTTATGGATATGCTTACTTTGATTTTGATGAAGAACAGGTATATATAACTGCTGATGATATAAAAGACAGGGTAATCAGCTTTGAAAAAGCATTCAAGGAGCTATATAGCTAAGGAAGTGATAGTATTGAGATATTATTGGATGGCAGTTACTGCTGACAAATATGAGCTTCCATTAATAGTGACTGACACAGCACAACAACTTGCTGAAAAACTTAACATCAGGATAGAAAGTGTAGTAATTTCTTGTGCCAGGAAAGGAAGTGGAAAAAAAGCAGGATATAAAATAGTGAGAGTGAAAAGGAGCGAACAATGTTAAAAAGAACATATGAAGTGATTGGATATAGAAGCAGCATGAAAGAAAAGAAAGAAGTTGACCATTTACTTATCCTTTTAAGGATTAATTGGGAAAAGAAAGAGGTCAACTATAGAAAAAGGAATTTTTTTAATGGATATGCATATAAGAAAAAATACTTAGAAATTGTAGAAAAACTTAAAGAGCTTGGAATAACTATTAAGGAGGATAAAGAATATGGAAAGATTTCAGATGGAAAACATATATCAAGTTAATGGACTTGGTAATTATCAACTAAGAAATGCTGATGATTTGCTTAAATGTCATGGAATTGCCTTTGAAAATATTAAAGGATATGAATATCTAACAGAAAAAAATAAGAAGATATTTCAAAGATTTCTTTTGAAATTCTTAAATGTACTTGGTCTTCAAAGAAGATTCAGTATAAAGCCATTAGCAATAAATTTTGTTGAAGATACAATTTATGATGCAGTTGACCCAGATGATTCTGATTACTATGTAACAGTAAAACAAATCATTAAATCAATTCATAGTAGTGGGAAAAAAGAAATTATTCATAAATACTTTGATAAAGAATATAAAGGTTTAGAAGTTGCTGATGTTATCAGCAAAGAATACTTTAGATTTGAGTATAAAGAAGGTACAAGAAAAGAATGGTTACATGTAACCCATGAGGGTGAACAATGGTACTAATAAAAAAAGACCTTTTGCAAGGTCCCAAAAGTTTATGAGTTACGGATTGGAGCTCCGTAACTCCATTATAAACGTAAATTAAATAAAAGTAAATAATGGAGGATTAAAAATGAAAGTAATAATAGACTATGGAAATTATAATATAAAAGTTTTTAGCAAAGAAAAGGGAACATTTCAATTCAGTTCAAAAAGTCATACAAATTTTGAACCAAATCCAGAAGCTTTTGAAAGAGTAGAATTTGAAGGCATCACAACTTTTATTGGAGTAGGTGACATAAATCAAGAATTTGTAAAGGTAAATAAAGAGTCTATGCAGGCTCAGATACTTTATGCAGTTAGCAAGGTAACAACAGATACAAATATTGAGCTATGTGTACTTCTTCCAATAAATCAACTTCCACAGAAAAAAGTAATTATAGACATGTTTGATTTAAAAAGCTTTAGATTTAAATTAAATGGAAAAGATAA